GTTCCCTCTCCTACGTAGTAGGAGGGGGAGTTTTCGCCAACTGAAGAATCCGCGCAAACCCAGTAACCATGCGGGTTTGCGCCAGTTGGCAAGTTGGCATCGTTGCCAACTGCCAACTGCGGGTAATTTCCGGCAGCGCCTTGATTTGCCAGGGATTCCAGTTGGCAGGGGTTTGCCAACTGCGGGTAGTTGGCGAGGAAATGGGTGCAGTTGGCAACGGCGCTGCCAACTGCCGATTGGGCAATGTTCATGAGGCCTCCGGGTCGTTCAGTTCGTCGTGGTAGACCCACACGTCGGGGTTCTCGACAGGCATCGAGGCGCCGGAATGCGGGCACTTGTAGTGGGTTGGGAGCACCGTGTACTCGCGCATCGGCAACTCGCCGGTGGCCGTGTCGACTTCGCCAGCTTGCGTACGCAGCACCATGCCTTCGACGCAGAGATAGCCGAACTTAGTGCGGCCGCTGGAGGGCAGACCGTAGTCAGCCGCGTTGCGGAAATACTTGATGTAGCCTTGGGTCGACAGGGCTGAAATCCGCTCGCGGATCGTGCGCTCGCCCCCCAGGCCAGCCTTGCCCTCGAAGGACTCGGCGAACTGGTTGGCGGTGTAGCAATTCCCCTTGGCAGCTTCCTGAAACAGGATCTCCAAGATGGCATCGCGCTTGCGCCGACGTTCGGCATCCAGGCGCTCGCCGTATTCCTTCATGACCAGGCGATCACCAGGATCGACTTCGCGCCATTCGCCTTTGAGTTTGTCGACGTGTTTGATCGGAATGCCTGCGCCATTGCGCAGCTCAAAGATCAACTGGCGGGTCGTGCGACTCTCATCGGGCCGGAACAGCAACATCCCGGTCGAGTAGTAGCCGCGCAGACTGCCGGCGCCGGCCAGCGCTTGGAACGGGTCCTCCTCGAACTGCTTCTTGCCCAATTTCCGTGTGTGGTGGGCCAGAATCACCCCGGCATCCGGATTCACCGCCTGACGAATTCGATCCACGCGCTGCGACAGGAAATACAGCATGGCACCGTTGTCGTTCTCGCCACCAGCATCCCCGCCATCGAACACATTGCGGATCGGGTCGATGGCAATGATGTCGGGCGGCAGGCCGCCAAACGCATTCGCAATGGTGGGAATCACCTGCTCCAGACCGGCATCGTCGAGCACCATGCGCAACTGCGGCGTGGCGACGAAATTGACTCGGGCGTCGAGCAGGCGATGGGGCGGCAACTGAATTTCCTTCACCCGTTCGCGCAGGTAGTGGTACTGCACCTCGGCCTGCAGGTAAAAGACCCGCAAGGGGCGCGGCGGCCGCATTCCCAAGAACGTCGCTCCGGCAGCCATGTGCGTCAGCCACGACAGCAAGAAATCACTTTTGCCCACCTTGGGCGCTCCACCAAACACGAGCAAACCACCAGGAGTCAGCACGCGTGGTGAAATCAAGTCGGGCGGCAAAGGCGACAGGTCATCCAGCAGCGCACCAAGCGTGAACGTAGGCAACAGTGCAGGCGCCGCTTTTACGACCCGCCGCTCGGCCTGCCGGATGAACTCGACGCAGTTAAATCCTTCATCGACCGCATCGGCTGCATCCCACTTTTCAGGCATGTCGGCCGGAGGCACCAAGATCGCCACGGAGACACTGCCTGCGGCAACACAGGCTTTGGCGGCGTTTTCTGCATAGTCCCAGCCAGGGGCTTCCCGGTCTGGCCAGATCAATACGGACTTACCGGCCAGGGGCGCCCAGTTCGTTTTGTCGATCGGCGCTTTGGCCCCATTCATCGCCGTCGTGGCCACGATGCCCAACTGGATCAAGGCATCCGCACATTTCTCACCTTCAACCAGAATGACCTGATTGGCTTGAGCGACTGCCGGCTGGTTGTAGAGTGGACGCGGATCGGGCGCCCGCCACATCCGTGCACGCACATCCCATGGCCGGTATTCCTTGCCAGTGGGTGGGTCGTACCGATAGACGCAAGCGATCAGCTCGCCATCTGCCGTTAGGTAGTCCCACTTCGCGGTATACGGCCCCAACTCATCAATCGGCACCGAACGGCCTTCTCGACGTGCGACTGTTTGAGCCGGCGCCGCCACGCCCAGCCATTGCCGGATCTCACTGGCCAGCCGGGGAAAGTCATGTCGGGCCGACAGTCCCTGGGATCGCGCCCACAGATCGATGATGTCGCCGCCTTCGTCGCTGGCAAAGTCCTTCCAGAGCCCCCGGCGATCGCCTTCGAGCTCCACCACAAGACTTTTGCCAGCATTGCCATCAACATCGCCGACGTAGAACTTGCCACCACGGATGCGTCCTTGTGGAAACAGGTAGAGCAATACCGACTCAAGCCGGTCGAGCAGGCCGGCACGAAGTGCTTCGGTGTCGTTGAGTTGCGCCTCACGCGGATCGATCGCGTCATTGAAATCGAGCCAGACGATGTTTTCCGTCATCCGGCCACTCCCCAACACCGATCCTGCCAGGCGCACCATTTGCACTCGAAGTGCGTCGGCGTTGTCGTGTGGCGGGGGAGTTGCTCGCCAGCTTCGGTCGCTGCGATGACATTCACGGCCCGATCCGACATCCGTTGCGCCAGACCACCATCAAAGGGCACCAACTCGAACCAGATTTCCTGGCTGTCCTTGTTGATGGCCGTGAACAACGCTGGGTTGCGCGAGATGCCGGGAATAGCCGACTCCATGTAGGCTTGGTAGATGGCCATCTGAGCCGCGTAGACCGGCTTTGACTTGGCGACGCCCTGCTTGACGGTGTCCCGCCAAGACTTGTCGTTCATCGTCTTGCACTCCCAGAGTGTGGGGAAGTTCATCCCCAGCGACGCCGGTGCGCCATTGATCACGCCATCGACGTGGCCCTGGATGCGCCCACCGGCCACGGAAAATCCAAACTGCCCGCCTGTGGCTTTCTGGGTGTAAAGCTCAAAACCAGCCCGGCGCAGCCAGCGAATGGCCAGGTCCTCCAGGGCGTGACCGACTTCAAACACGCGCAGTACGCGGCCCGAAAAATCCCGCCCAGGATCGGGGGCAATGTGCAAATACTCGTACTGCAAGGCTCGTTCGCAGGCCACGCCCAAGCGAGATGCACCGAGATAATTGCGCGGGGTCTGCTGCTGGCGTTCTTCCAGCAGTGCAGCATCGATCAGCTCACTGATCTGTTCGTGAATCTTGGGGCGGTGATTGAAATCGAGCATCAGAACGGCGCTCCTTTCCCAGTCGCTAGCCCCTGACGCGCCAGACGTTCCTCAAAGAATGCGCGATCCTTGGCGGCCATGCGTTCGTGCTCAGCCACCATGCAGTCCTGGTAGGCTGTGACCACGACATCGATCAGCATCAACACCTCATCGCTGCTGTAATCCGCCAAGGGACGCTGCATGCCGATCTCACCGACGTACTCACCCAGCGGCGCCAGGCAAGCACGCATGGCGGCAATTTCCATGTCACTGGGGTCGATCATTTGCCCCTCCGTCTTGTTCATCAGTTTGGAAAACGACGCCTGACAACGACGTGAGCAGAACACCCACTGGTCGGAGTAGCGTTGGGGATCGCCCCGTTTGCGGCGGGTATTGAACCAGCCATACCCTTTGGCTTGTCGGTGGCACACGATGCATTTCACGCCGCCTCCCGATAGCTGTCGTTGGCGGCCATGACCAGGCGCTGGATCGACGACTTGTTGAAATGAAAAGACAGCAAGGTCGATGCCTGGTAGCGGGTCATGCCGAAATCAGCACGCATGGCCTGCGGCAGGTATTGAAGCTGCCTCTGGGTTGGCGGCTCGTTTAACCAGCGGCGGGTCTTGTGCGCGGAGTCGGCAGTCTCATGGTCGTTGAGCCAGTCATCCGCCTTGGCCATGCAAACGGTGCGCTCACCAACCGCCAGTAGGTGCGGTTGCACGTCTTTCGCCCCGCCCACAGCGTGCCAGCGACCATTGAGAAAGAAGATTCCACCCCAGGCATTGAAACCCGTCGCCATCAGCGCATCGTCGCTGCCAAACAAATCGCACCAGCGGAAATTGGACCGTTTGAGCAGATCGATCTCGCTCATTATGAAATCGGACAGCACGCCGAATTCCTGCGGCGGCCGTTGCCAGACGTAGCCGCACAATGGGCACTCCATGCAGGCCAGCGGTACGATTGCGCCGCAGTCGGGACAATCCTTGGTCGGCGCATCGCCGTCGTGCAGGTGGCCGTCGAGATTGACCTCCTGCTCCAATGAGCCGTGCATCAGGCTGGCCGTTCCGAAATCCAAAACGATGCAGTCGGATTTGATGATGCCGGGAAACTCCTGTGGATCGACAGTGCGCAGGCCTCGTCCGACCATCTGGATGAAAGTGGACTTGTAGGAACTGGGGCGCAGCAACACCACACAGCCGGTGGGCGTGTAGTCGTAACCCTCCGTCAGCACAGCAACGTTGACGACCACCTGAGCCCGCCCGGTTTCATACTCAACCAAGCGCGCTTTGCGCTCACCATCGGATACATCGCCGTGGATCAGCACCGCCTGCACCCCAGAGGCAACGAAGGCATCACAGACGTTTTGCGCATGGGCCACCGTTGAGCAGAAAATGATGGTCTTGCGCATGGAGGCTTTCTCTTTCCAATGCTTTATCACGGCTTCGGTAATCAGGCGCTTGTCGAGAATTGATGCGACCTCGTCCATGTCGAAGTCCATCGCCGTCTTGCGGACGCTTTTCAGTGCCTCCTGTACGCCAACATCAATGACAAAGGTGCGCGGTGAAACCAGGTGTCCGGCAGCGATCATCTCGCCCAAAGTGATCTGGTCGGCCACGTTCGAAAAGACATCGCGCAGCCCTTTGCCATCGCCCCGGTTCGGCGTGGCAGTCAATCCACAGATGCCTGCTTTCGGATTGCGAGCCAGCACGGTATCAATGATCGCGCGGTAGCTTGGCGACGAGGCGTGATGGGCTTCGTCGATCACGAGCAGATCCAGCGTTGGTATCTGCTCAAGATGTGGCGCACGCGACAAGGTCTGGACCATCGCAAACGTCGCCTGGCCTTGCCATGACTTTTCGTTCGCGTCGAACACCGACGTTTGCACGCACGGGTTCACGCGTTCGAACTTGGCGCGATTCTGGCCAGTGAGTTCAGTGCGATGCGCCAGAATGCAGGCCTTGGCGTCGGGTTCGACCAGATAGCTGCCGGCTACCGCCGACAGCATGATGGTCTTGCCCGACCCCGTCGGTGCGACGGCCAGTGTGTTCCCGTGTTCATCGAGCGCAGACAAGGTGCGTTCGACCAGCAGTGATTGGCGGGGGCGGAGCATCATGAGCGTAGTCCCCCGTTACTGAGCCCAGCTCGGACGACCCGGAATCGGGGCGCGGCCAGTGGCTTGGGCGTAGGTGTTGGGAGCACTGGCTGTCGATGCTGGCTGAGCAGTGCCGCCCATCAGCGCAGCGTAGTCCTTGTGGTCAGGCGTGATCGCAGACTTGATGACGCACTTGTCCTGGCCATTCTGATCCTTGTCCCAGTCGACCTTGCCGAGGAATTCGATGCCATCGAGATCCGCGAACCCGCTGATGCGGCGTGCGTTCTGTGCGGCCGGGCTGCTGTCACCGGGGTGAACGCCGCGCGCCGAATTGAGGATTGCCTTGATGAAGGTACGGCCCATGTTGGCCCACTCAGGCCCTTTGGGGCTGCACAGACCAATCAGCGACCACATCTTGCGCCGGGCAAATTCACCCTCCATCACGACGAACTCGCAGTTCAGGTACACCGAACCGGTATTGTCGTTACGCGTGGCATAGCCGCCAGTCCAGCCCTGCGATGCGTCATCGAAGCCGCCAGGCTTGACGGTCATGCGGACGCGCACCAGCGTGCCCTTGGGGATCAGGTCGAAGGAAGTTTGTTCGGATGCGGAATTGAAATCGAAGTAGGTCATGATCAGGACTCCTGAGTTGAGGTGGATTCGGGGATGGTTGCGGGTGCAGGGCGCGCGAAATCGAGCCGATCTGTCGCGGGCTTGGCAGGGCCGGCGATCTTTTCCATCAGGCGGCCGAGGTGTGGCTCCTCAATCGGATCGAGCCGCCCGGAGCGGTCTTTGGCCGGGAAACCCCAAGCGTTCAGCGTGTGGCAGACAAAGGCGCGGTAGCTGGTACCGTCATCAGCCTTCAATTCGGCAAGGGTGACGACTTCATCGACAATGCCTGGCAATTCAAGGCCAGTTTTGGAGCCATCAATCTGCAGCGAAAAAACGCGCCGATTGAAATCGTCCAGGGCTTCATTGAGAATGCCGACGAACCACACGTTCTTGCCGCG